ACCCAAGACAGGCCCAAGCAACCGCATTTTCTCTTCATTCCTTTGCAAGACTTCCGTAGCGGTCATCGTCTGACTTTGACCAACTAACAATTGATCCACATAAAAAGCTTGACGTATAGCATTACGTCTTTGCTCTTCCATATTTAGACCAAGAGGATTATTTGCACCTATATTTAAAGGCTCTAACCTGTCTCGTGTTCCTGTACGATAGAAGTTTAACGCACCCGGCGTTGTTCTTACAGGCATCATAAAACCATCATCAGGAACCATTAATGGTGGATCTATTTGCTTTTGCGCTGCCTTAATTGTTGTTTCTGACATTTTGTTAAGCATTTTTACATCAGGTAACGCAGTCATTGCCGGGGATCTACCGTACTGGCTAACACTATCTTTAACAAAACGCGGTATCATAAACGGAAAATCGTCAAACCCACTTTCCGAAAGAAGCGTTAAACCATCAGCAAGGTAGTACACTGAAGCAATCGGCTTATCTTTTGCAATCTTACCACCTACTTCACCGCGAGGGAAAACAGCGTGTATTATCTCATGCTCTTTGTACGGATCGTTTTTAATGTCTTTTTCTATTTTTTGCGGCAGCATCTTTTGCTCAAACTGCATACTAATAGCGCGCGCAGACAATTTAAACTTACGATAAATTGTATCTACTCTGCCGCTGGAATTTTCACTTACACATATTTCCGCAATGTGCCGGGAAGCAAAACGTAATCCATCTGGTTCAAACTCTACATATAAAGCAGCTGTACCAAATACTACTAGATCATAATACAATTCATGTATTTCTTGTTGGAAGTTTGATCTATGAAACGCTTGATACATCTGGTCTACGCACGTTTCTAGCCACTCATTTGCAACATCATTGCGCTGCAAATCTTGATCACGGTAGCGCATAGAAAACCAAGGAGTGCTTGGGGAAGTAAGCATACCATGTAAACTGCTAGACAACAGTTCAACGGCGTGTATAGCCGTGCCATCGTATATTAATTCAGTACGCTTATCACCTTGCGTTCTTTTCTTAACAATATCAGCTTTGCGCGGCAGCATATAATCCGCTAACTCTTGCCAATGCTTTTCCCAATTCGATCTTTGCGTTTGCAAAGTTCTGTAACGTCTGTCTAACTGCGCAACTAGGGGATCAACTTGTGCCATTATCTATTCCTGTAACTGTTCATTAGGCTAGGTTTTTTCATTTTCAAACCCTCAACAGAACCACCTTTTGTACGCCCAGCCATTTTCTGATTAAGCTTTTCTAACGGATCTATTGTTGCAACACCACCAATTGCAGCTGGCTGCATAGCGTCTCTACCCATAAGCCCAGCAATATTAGACGGTTGTTTTTTATTCATTAACATTTGTTATCCAGCCAACAAAGATCGTCTTTGTCTTAATCTTGGGTCTTCTTCTTCATCGTCACCTGTTAACAACCCTCTTGGGCCAGTGGCAATTGTTGCGCGTCTTCCTTTTGCGTACATCTCTACCGCTTCATCTTCTGCCGGGCCAACAGATATAGCAGCTTCTTTTTCAGCTTGCCCACCAGCAGCATCGCCAGCCATACCACCGCCAGATAAAATACTAGCTACATTTGTAAAACTTTCTGTATCTTGCGTTATATCTCCAACAGTAGAACCACCAAATGCCGCCGCAGCGCCTTGTCCTACTTCCGATAGCGCCTCTTCGGCAGCATTGGCTTCGTCAGTATCACCAAGCTCTATATTCGTTTCGTCAACAATATCTGATCCAGCAGCTTCATCAGCGCCCTCTAACCGAGTTCCATCGTCATCTTCCCCTTCTTCCCCTTCGCCCTCAAGTTCCTCTTCTTTCTCAATATAAGCCGCCCCTATTTCATCTGCTAATCTTTTTACAGTTTTAACTTCATCTGATGTTTTACCATATATAGCACTTAACTTTGTTCCATCACTTAATGTAATTGTAGAAGCCGTATCTCTTTTCTGTCCTAAAATACCACGCCCAGCCGTCGCATCCGTTTTTACATCTGCCTCAGAATAAGTAAGCTGCTCCCCAGCTTCAGCTTTTTCTAAACCTTGTTTAAATGATGCAAATTGTTTCTGAACAGTAGCAGCATTTGTACTTCTACTAGTGTCTTTTTTTGTTGAAGCTAAATACGTTCTTTTGCCACTTGCATCCGTTTTAATAATTCTTGTACCGCCAGAACCAGCAATCGCAGAATACTTTGTGCCATCAGCTGTTGTATAACTGTCTACTTCTCTATAACCTTTATTAGCATCTGCCATCTATCTCTCCTTATGCAGCCTCAAACGGATTGTAATCCATTTCAGCCATTTTTTGAGGTGCTTCCATGCGCCCATTAGTTTCCCTAAGACCCACCGCCAAATACCTAAAAGCATCTGCTGCATGACTAGAAAAATCATGTACAGGCGTTGCCCTAAAACTTCTAGTGCGTTCATTATACGCCCGGTGATATTGCCTAAGACATTCCAAGCCATGCTTGCACTTCTCTCTATCAAACCATAAACGCGGTATCAACATCTGCGCCGCGTGTATACCATCTTCTATTGGTAACTTAGGAACCACCCGGAAGTTCAACCCTAAATCCCACGCAACTTCTCTTCTGCTTTTTCCACTACCTAACTCACGTACTTCAATATCATGCGGTGCATTATGCTCACCATACAAGTAATTCTTAGAAGAAAGTACCTTACAATAATGCGGTAACCCTTCCCCACGCGCCTCATAATAATCAACTACATGAACCGCACGGCCCACATTCTGCGTAAAAAATATTGCAGTGCTATCGCCTACACCTAAATCCCACCAAGTATCTACCCGAACAGACGGATCGTAGGGTACATTCGTAATCCTACCGCCAGCTTGCGCCTCTTCTAACTCCTTGCCATATACCGCACCCGGTACATTCGCGTTCCAACTACACTCAAACTCTTGAGCATACTGGTCGCTAGACATCATAACCTTCGCCGCGTCTAATTCTTCCTGATCCAATATACCAGTTTCACTAGCCTTATATACAGCAGCTAACCAATCATCATTCGCTACAGCTTCCTCGTACTTCTCATAAAAAGCATTATGCCCCTTCGGGGTGCCAAGAAAAATACAAAACCCTTTCCGATCAGATAAAGCCGGACGCAACACCTCTGGAAACACATTCTCCGGCATATCCGCAACCTCGTCCATCACGCAGCCATCTAAATATATCCCACGTAAACTATCCGGGTTCTCCGCACCCAACAAAGAAATCCTAGCACCAGTAGGTAAATCACACCGCAATTCCGTCTCATGGAAACGTACACCCGGTATCCTACCAGCATACTCCTTTATATAATCCCAAGCCACATTCTTAGCTTGCCTATACGTAGGGGCCATATACGCCAGCCTAGGGTTGTTCTTCTCACACATTAACGCAGCACGTAGTATATGATTAATAGCCCAAACAGTCTTCCCAAACCTACGGTGACAAACAACAACGCCCCACCGCTTCGCAGACATCTCACCATGCAACTTACGCTGCAACTCCCTAGGCTCATAAGGTATCTCAATGTGCATTAGTGCCTAGTCTCGTCCTTGTCAAAATCCATCATTCCAATATTCTGCAACATTCTTTCATATATATCAATCAACAATACCGCACTCTCATACTGCACAGTCGCTGTAGAGGCCTCCACAGTTAGCCTACGCAATTCGTTGATGTGACCTAGTAGAGCTACGTTTTCTTGCTTCATGGGCTTTCTAAGGCTGTGTGAGGGGCAGATACTATAGGTTGGGTATATTATGTAGTTAGCAGGTGCGCGGCAGTTTTTGGGGGGTAGGGTCGGGCATATTCCCCAAAATGACCCTCTAATTCGCATAACATATATTATGTTAACACTTTGTAACGTTTTGTACTGCGCAAGTTCTGCTTTGTTCTGGTTTTGCAATGTCGAGCTAAGATGTTCTGCCTGTGTTCTGCAATCTGGCTGCCTCGCGCACGTAGCTGGGTCAGGCTGGATGTATTGTCATACTAACATACACACCTATCAATGCGTAACAACGATCTCCTCTTCCTCTGGTTCATTGGCGTTCACTGCTACATCACCTCCGGCCCAACTGATCGTAATAGCTGAGTTGCTTGGTTGATCTTCCTTCTTATCTCTAATGCCAAACGGCTGGTTGCGCGCAGCTGTCCATTTAAGCGTGTCGATCTCTAACCTACGCCGTTGCACTTCTGCGTTAATCATACGTGGGTCTGTTACTTCTGGCAGTTCTTCCATAGCTAACCTGTTGATATGATCGCTGTACCATTCGCTTTGAAGTATTCTTGCTTTGCGGTACATTTCCCAAATTTCCTCGTCTGCTTGTACAGAGCGTGTAACGCTGCGATAGCTGGGCATATCACTTCCCTTAGTTATAT